TGCCATGTTGCTCAAAGATATTGCATAAGCATCTCCAGTTCCGTTCAAACCATTTGTTGAAATGATTTCAATGTTTGTTGCTGGTAAGATGAAAGAACTTGCATTTGCATCTTGTGGATTGTAAGAGAATAAATTCAATGCTCTGTAAGCCATGATAAGTAATCTGTACCAATCATTTCCAACAAAGATTTTCACATCTCCTTTAGCCATTACTGCTGCTGGAATTGCTTTGTAGATTCCTTCTGTTGCAGCAACTACATTTGATGCAGTGATTGTGCTTATTGTAGCAACTCCAGTGTATCCAGATACATTCGCATCTACTGGTGAACCAGCATCAATCAACTTCATAAGACCATCAAACTTGTTCAAGTTTGCTCCACCAGAACCAGTGATGTCACCTTGCCAAAGTGCAGTCTCAATTTGTGCTGCAATTCTTAAATTCTTTTTAGCAAGAAATGCTGCTTGGAAGTCTGCATTTCCAAAGTCCTCATATGTGCTACCTTGTCTCAATGCTTCTTGTGTGAAGTATGCTTCCAAATCTTTAGGACAGATGCTCTCTTCAACTTTAATCTTTCCAACAGTGATTGTTCTCTGTGTGAAACTCGTCGTTCCACTTGGATTCCAAGAACATGAATCACTTTGGAATACTGCATCAGTGTCCATGATAGGAACTGCAACAACAGACTTTGCATTTGGAATCACAATTCCACCATCCATGATAAGTTGTTGTGTCTTTGCTTCAATTACTGCTGAAGTCAAAAGTGGTTGAACCAGTTGTTTTGTGTATGCACTTAATGTGCCTAATGATAATGACATTTGTCTTTGGTTTAATTATTTTTTACTGAATAGGATATCGTAACTATTTTCTTTCTTTTCTTTGGTTGCAAAAGTGTTGCTTGACTTTACTGCTTCATCAACTTCTCCAGTTGGTGAATCTGCAAGTTGTTGTGTCAAATCTTTAAGAAGACCAATCACTTTGTGTGCATTGTTCAACTTGGTTTCATAGTCTGCAAATCTTTGCTCATATTGTTTGAACTTCTCCTCATAAGAAGAAAACTTCTCAAGAGTTGATGTTTCAAATGCAGAAAACTTTGCAGTCATGTCTTCTTCTTTCTTTCCTTCAACTTCAATTTCAACTTGAGCAGTTGGTTCTGCTGGTTTGATTTCTGTGATTGCTCCATTGTCTCCAAGAACAATTGTTGTTCCATCCTCAAGAATATGCTCTCCAGTTGGTGCTGGTATTCCATCAATGGTGACAATTCCACCGATTGCAAGTTCTGTGACAGATACCATTGTGCCGTCTTTCAACATGGCATCAATGAATTTCTGTTGTGTTTGATTTAACATTTCATCAAATGCTAACTTCAAGTTTTTGATTATTTCTGTTGCCTTCATATTGTGTAGTGGTTTTAATCTGTGATTATTTCATTTAACAATTTTTCAATCTTCTTCAAAGTGTTTTCTTCCATGCTCATTGGCTTGTCATATTCAAACATACCTTCAACTGAAAATCCTTTGTAGTCTCCAGACTTGACAGACTTCCAGACCTCTTCATTCTCCACATAAAATGAACCGAACCATGAACCATCTGGAACATTTTCAAATCCTTTCATTGGCAAGATTCCCCTCTCTGAATCTGTCAACCAAGATTCAAACATGGTAACTCCTTCAACTTTTTGTTTTGGGTCATGCATCAGATTCACATTCTGGTTATACTGCTTCTTTGCAAACTTGATTGCTATTGCTTTGATAGTATCAGCAGAAAATTTGACATAATGTTCACCCAATTCATTGTTGCGATATATTAATTCTTCTGCAATCATCAATGCTCCAGAGATGATTCTCTTGTCTTCATTCACAATGGAGAATCTTTCTTGCTTTCTCATCTTGTCAATCTGTTCCAACTTTCTGGTTGCCCATTCAACACCAGCATCACCACCCCATGCCAACCACATAAGTCTTCCACATCCATCACCAAGTTCTTTCTGTGAATTCTGTCTGTGTCTTTCAAATCCAGACATTCTTGCAATTGTGTCTCTGGAGATTGGTTCACCATTGGCAAGTTGATTTGCTCTTGCCTTTCCTACTGGAGTTCCACATTCTCCCCATCCATTTTCTTCAGCCCATCTCAATGCAATCTTTGCGTTCTCTTGCGCCTGTTTTGGGTAATCGGTATAAGATTGAAAATTTTGTGTTTGTGTTTGATAACTTTTGACTTTTGCAAGATGGTTATACATATAATCTACATTGTGAACCATTCCTACTAATTTGTCAATCTCTCTCATTAAATCAACAAAATCATCTGTTAAAATTTCAACTTCAATAACTTGCTGAGTAGTAGCAAAGTTTTTGGCTATTACCTCCTTTTCAATACCAAAAATACTATCAGCAATTTGTGCTGCAGACCTTACCATTCCTTGTTCATCTATTCCAACATTCATAGAAACAAGATGCGTAAAAGTAGCAATTGCACCAGGACACATATCAAAGTGTTTTGGTGTGTATTCGTAAATACTTAACTCAGCATTAAATTTATTTTGCCACTTTGAAGAACAGATTGCAACTGCTTGGTCTTGGTCTTTCCCTTCTCCAACATTGTAGGAAATACATCTGGACATGAAGTCTGATTCTGATTCATTCTGACTTGGTTGAACAAATTGTTCATTGAAGACAAGGAAATCTTTCTTGATTGCTGGGAAGTCAACAATGGCAATGGCTTGGACTTCTGATTCTTCATTCATCTCTTCAGAGATTTTCAACTCATAGATTGGTAATTTCATAATTTTATTTTTTAACTGATTCTTGCTGCTCTGTTTATTCTTTGGATTCTTTCTTGGTTTCCACTTACATCTGATTCAACCACATAAGCACGAGATGTTGCTGAACCAATCTCATTGACTTGTCCTTGATTCAACAAAGTTTGTTCTTGTTGTGGTGGCAATGGTGGAACAACTGCTCCTCCTCCTCCACTCATACTTGGTGCTGCTCCACCTCCAGAACCACCACTTGATGGTGATGCAGATTTGATTTGTTGAATTCCTTTTATGACTGATGCAATTGAAGTTGCAACTGAAATTCCAGCCATGATATTATTTCTGATAATCTCTGGTGCTGCTGCTGGTCCTAGCAATGCAGTTGCTTTTACATTTGCAACTTGTGTGTTGGTGATAATCTTTGCAATTGCAGATGCTTGTTCAACAATCAATGATGCAATGGCAAGTCCTTTTGATTTTTCATTTGTTGACTTAATCAAGTTAACAAGACCAACTGCAATGTCTCCAATCTGTCCAGCAATTTTTGCTCTTGCTTCTGCTTCTGCAACATCAATGTTGATTCTGTCTTGTGATAATTGTTTGAGTTTCTTGTTGTATTCTTCTTCAATTATTTGATTTTTTTCAAATTGTTGTTTGAGAAGATTCTCTTCATCTGTAATGGCTTGAAGTCTGACTTCTTTTGCAAGTGTGACATCCTTTGCAGTTTCTTCAAGTTTGGCAATCTTCTTTGTTGCATCCTCTTTTGCAAACTTTTGTTCAAGTTCATTTTTCAATCTTTGCTCCTCAATCAATGCTTGTGCAAGAAGCAACTTCTTCTGGTCTGATGTGGTTGTCTCATTGTTCAGAATAGTTTGTCTTTTCTGGAATGCAGTCTCTTCCAGTGCAAGTCTTTCTTTGACTCTGACATCCTTCTCACCATTAATTCTATTTTGAGCAACTGCATTTGAAAGTTCAGTCTGGAACTTCTCTTCTTGGTCAAGAATCTTCTTTTGCTTTTCTTCATCCAGAGTCTTCTTCTGTCCATCTGCTTTCTTCTCTTCTTCTGCAATCAGTTTTCTCTTGGTCTCCTCTGATGCTTTTGTTGCATTGATTGCTTCAATCCTTGCTTTCAAATCAAGGTCAATTCTCTTCTTTGCTCTTTCTGTATCATCCTTGATTGTAAGCAAGAACAATTCATCTTGCAATGTTTTCAATTCTTTTGCAAGTGCTTGTTCATCTTGCTTTGCTTTCTCCCTTGCTTCTTTTGCTTTGTCTGCTCTGTCCTTGTTGTCTTCTTCTCTCTTCTTTGCTGCATCATCATTTGCTTTCTTTTGTTCTGCAACTACTTCAACAGATTGCTTGTTGATGATATCCTTCTTCTCACTTGTGGCATTGTTCAGATTGTCTGTCTGTTTGTTCAATTCTGCAAGTGAACTATCTGTTACCTCTTTCTGTTTTTTTATAAGTTCATCAGATGCTCCATTTGCTTTCAATGTTGCAAGAGCATTCTTATTCTTCTCCAGTGTGTTTCTTGCAGTCTCTCTGGATGCTTGTGCAAATGCAATCTTTTCATCAATCAACTTTAACTCCAATTCTCTGATTGCTTTGGTTGACTCTCCATTTGCTTTTGCCAAATCAAGTTTTAACTTCTGATTTCTGTCAAGTTCTTTTGAGTTCTTCTCATAAGTTGCAGATTGTTCCTTTAATGCTTTTGAATTGTTCTTGATTGCTTGTTCATTTGCCTTTGCTTCTTTAGATGAATTCTGGAAGAACTTAATCAATGCAGCACCACCAGCAATCAATGCAGTAATGGCAAGAACCAATGCTCCAATTGGATTTGCTGAAACTGCAAGATTCCAAAGTTTTTGAGCAGCAGTCACAAGTTTTTGAATAATTGTAAACTGCTTTAATTGTGTGCCAAGTCTCTTAAATGCATCTACAGATTCAAAGACAGAATCAATTCCTTGTGATAATGCAAGAGCAGATTGAACTTTAAGAAGTGCTTTCTCTGTTGATTCTGATTCAACACCAGCAAGAGCAAGTCCACCTTGAAGAGCAGTGAATCCTCCAAGCACACCTTGAACTGCTCCACCAAATGCTCTGAACTTTGCTTCTGGACTGAATGTGTCAACAAGACCTTTGGTGTCATCAATCTGGTCTTTTAAATTAGCAACATTTTTTGCTGCTTGAACTGCTTCAGAAGAGAATTCACCAAACTCTTCTTGCATTCTTTGAAGTTCCAATTGTGCTTCTTTCAATTGCTTCTTCAATGGAACAAATGTTGGTTTGTTTCCGATATCATCAGCAGTGTCACCAGTCTGCTTCAATTCATCATTGAGAAGTTTGACTTGTTCTTCTGCTTGTTTTGCTTCTTCACTTAACTCACCAAAGTTCTTGACTGCATCTGCAAGTTCTTTGTTTGCTTTCCCCAACTCTGTCTTCATTTGACCAACAGACTTCTCTGCTTGTTTCCCATCAAATGTGAGTTTTATTCCGACTTCTCTTGTTTGGTCTGCCATAGTTTAGTATTTTCTAAATTCAAAAGATGTATGTTCCAAAGCATCATCATTCAATGCTCCTCCTTTGTATGAATAGATTGACATGTTTGTTGATGATTCATAGTATGCTTGATACAAATAATCTGCTTGTGTCAATTGATTGTTTCCGATGTACCACCACATTTGTGTCTTCACAAAAAGTGAGATATCAGATTCAAGTCTATAATGTCCAGTTCCTTGTCTGGTGATAGTGAATGTTGCTCCAGTATCATTGAAGAATGTTGTCAGTGATGGGTCTGAACTTCCACTCTGTGAGAATTCACCAACCAATGACTTGTATGCAGACTTGCTTGTTTGAGTCCATCCACTTGCTCCATATTCAAGACCTTGACCAGTTGTTCCAGTTATGTCAATGAATTCTCCTTCAAATTCATCAAAGTATTTTATTATCATTAAAATGATTTTATTGGTAGTGCAAAAAATGTTCCCGTTTTATCATCAAATGCAAAATTGATTCCACTTCCATCCATATTAACAAAATATGCTTGAGTTGAATTATATTCTGTTGAAGTCCAGAAGTTATTTGTAACAAAATTTGGAATGTATGCTTGATTCAAATCTATTGCTAACATCTCATCTTTTGTACCTATTCTCCAATCAGAAAAACCATTAATTGTAAATGCATCACAATATGCAATTGCTCCACCCCAATTGAATGCAATCAATTGTTCCACATCATCAAAATCTGGAGCAATCAATCCATGTCTTCCAGAACCATCAATGTAGACAATGTATCCACCATTCAATTCTTGACCAAGAACATACTGCTCATAATATGGTGAATCATATTGTGTGTATAAAGTTCTCAAAAGTTCCACTTGACAAATCTCTCCATCTGAATAGTCAATCACTTTTTGCAGTCTATAAAGTACACCATCAAACCAGATGAACTTTCCAAAGTCAAGATTGAATATTTGCTTCTCACTTAAATTGATTGAGCAAGTCACAATCCTTGAATCCTTGTCTGTGATTTCTGCAAAGTATGATGAATAAAAAATGTTGAATAAGTTTCTAAATAGAATACCAGATTGAGCATCAAAGAAGAGTTCTTTTGGTACACCAAAGTTCAAGTCATTGTATGGTGTGTAAGGGTCATTGACATGACCAGCATATCCATAAGAAGTCAATGATGCAAGTTGATTTGCAAATTGGTCATAAATCTTCCATGCAGTTCTTCCAGTGAATCTCTTGGTGAACATGATTCTGATGTTGTGTTCAATCATTTCTTCTGTTCCATTGTTTCTCTTGAATATAGATGGAAAGACCTTGTCATTGTCTGTGAATCCAGTCAAGACAGATTGAGAGAAGATGACTTCTGTTGTGTCTGTATTCTTGGTGAATTCATAGTTGTTGTCATAGATTCTGTCTCCATATCCTTCTGCATATTTCTTTCTGTATTCTTCATTATAGTAGTCTGAATCTTGCTTGAATTTAAACTGATAATATCTGGCATTGAGTTCTGCCATTGGTTTGATTTTGATTGGTTTGCTTCTGTCAATGTTGTCAGACCAATCAATGAATGTGCTTGAATCTGTGTCATAGAAATCAATGTATGGTTCAATGACAAGATGCTTCTCTTGGTACTTGTCTTCAGTCACCATCAGATTGAACATCTTCAAGATGGAAGAGAAGAAGTCTTTCTGGAAGACATTTGCCGGAAGTGTACCATTGACAATCAAATCATCTCCATATTGAGCAGACACAAGAATTGGATTCTCTGTTGTGATGCCCATTCCAGAATTGGACAATAGTACATTGATGACTGCTCCATTGGATGCAAACAATTCAAACTTGATTTCAAATGTGTTGTTTTGTGCAAAGGTAATTGGCACACCAACCCATCTCAATGCAAAGTTGTATGATGGTGCAATTGATATTCCAAATGTTGTAGAGAATCCACCAATGACTTTTGTCTGGTCTTCATAATACAATGAACCATTCTTGTAGATTCTCATTGTTGCAAATGCATACCTTGAAGTGAAGTCATTGACATCTGAATTGGTGATGGTGTATGTCCCTCTCAAAGACACATTGATTGAACCAGAGAATGCCGTTGATGGTGTGTATGTGAAGACCTCATTTCCAGAATTCGTGAATAAGTCTGTATAAATTGATGAATGTGTCAGTGTATCACTTAATGTGTAACTTCCAAGAAGTCTGGATTCAAAAATCAATCCTCTGTTGAACTTCAATCTTGATTGATTGTTTGGAATTATCAAAGAATTGAAGTAGTCAGTTTCCATGAATGGTGATTCCCAAGTATAACCACTTCCAGTGATTATCTTGTCAATGTATTCTCTGACAAAGAATGCTGGTCTGAATGCTGTGAAGTAGAAACTCTTCTTAAAGAAATTAGGGTCATTGGATGGACTTGTATTTCCATAGTCAATCAATGGATAAAAATATCCACTACCTTGATTAGTCCAAGAGTTCTGGATGTTGGTCACATTGTATGTGTGATTGTATTCAGAGAAGTCAAGGTCTGTCAATTTCTTTGAACCAAGTGAATTGAAGAATCCACCAAGTTCCCCAAATAGAGCAACTTCATATTCAACCATATTCCCATCAATGATAATCTCCAAAAGTCTCAACACTCCCTTCATCACTGGAAGACCATTCACTTCAATCCTTGCTTTTGCAGATTTGGATGCATTGAAATTATATCCAACATTCCTTTGTGAATCAATGGTGAAATTGGCATTTGCAAATTCAAAGATATTACCAAGCAACTTGTTGTTGTTGGCAGTCCCAGACAATACAATTGTCTTGGTGAATGATGTGGACTTGGAATCAACATTGTTCAAGTCATCAACTGCAAATGTGATTTGCTGACTGAAGTCTTTGGTGATGTCCAGTTCTTGGTCTTCTATGAATAGTCTTGTCATCTTCTGAATCCGTTTCTTTGTTGGTTCATTTCAATTTCAATTTCCAATTGTCTCAATCTGTTATTCTGATATTTTGAATACTCATAATTGGTCTGTCTTATGCTTACTGGATAAAAGTCTCCATCAATTTCTGCATAGATTTGTGGAGACACAATCAATTCAGACATCCAGATGTATTCTTCATCTGTTGGAAAGTCCATTGTCAGTTTATAGTTCCAGTTTGCTTTGCTTCCATAGTTTATGACTGATTCACCATACACCTTGTTTGCATCATAGTAATCAACTGAATTTGCTCCAAATGAATACTCTCTCTTGGTGAAGTCCTTCTTCTCCACATTCATGGTCAATCTGGATGCAAGACCAAATCTTGCAGTGTCATACATCCCATACTGATTGATGAAGTGAAGATTGATTGTCTCATAAAGTGGATTGCAATCAAGATAAACTCTGAATGCTTCTGATTCTGCTGAACCATTTATCAAATAAACATCATAATACTTTACAGAATTTGTCAAGACATTTGTTCCATGTGAATTGTTCATTGCTTCTGCTCCAATGTCAAGTTGCATCCATCGGTTACTGGATGTCATCACAAGATTGGTTGCAGTTGAATAAGTATTAATTAATGCATTGCTTTGGTTGTATGCTCTGAATCTGATGACATAAGTCTGACCAGCAATTCCCTTGAATGGTACAAGGACTTTGTCAGTCAACTTTGCTTTGCATGATTTAGGTCTGTTTGTGAAGTATTTGAAATCAAATCCAGATGTTGTGAGTTGTCTTCTCTTGAATAGTGATGGAGTCCAATTGTATGCAGTGATGTTTCCACTTGCCATGTTCAATGTAGTGAGTCCAGAATAATCTTCTCCAACTCTTATGTTGTATGTGACTGCAACTTCTCCAGATGGTGATGGTTGTGCAAGAAGACATTCTGGTTGTGTGGTTGAAACTGGTGTAAACCAATCAAATGTGATTTCATTTCTGACCACTTGACTTGCATCAAAATATCCTTTGCCGTTTGTTGGTTCTGGGAATATCTTTGTCCTAACCAATTGCACACCATTGACAAAAACATCAAAGACAAACTTGAAGTCTGTCTGTCCAGAATTGTTTGATGATGCAATTGACCACAATGCATCTTGAACTGATATCTCACCAGATGGATTGATAAGTGATACTATACTCATTTTCTGAAAATTTGAATTAATACTTTGTCACCATAGACAACTGCAACATCCTTCCCTATTTCACCAAATGCTTCTTCAACAATTGGGTCAATGAAGTTCCTTGTCTTGATTCCCCCCGCTTTGATTCCAGCAATGGCTTGTCTCAAAGTTGAATCTCTGTCTGCAATCTTCTTGAACTTGGTCTCACTTCCAAACTGACTCTTTTGTGCATCACTTGAAGCGACTTTCCCTTTTGCAGTTTCCAACCATTCTCTGACAGAATCTTGACCTTCTTTGCTCATTCCCCATGTCTTGAAAAAGTATGGTGAATTTGGTGCTGGGTCTTTCTTCAATCCCTTTACTCCTCTGTCTTGAAACTTTGCATAATATGGCAATTCAATCTCAAGAGTTGTCACACCATTCTCATTCTCTGGTGGTAAAATCACAAGATTTGATTCTATGTTCCCAGATGCAACAATCTTCTTCTCCTTCACCACTCTCTTCCATACATCAACAAACTTCTTTGCAGACTTCAACATCACATCATTGATTCCATCTTCCAAGACCTTCTGAAGACTTTCTGCTTTCTGGTCATCAAGGAATCCATCTGTCAAGAGCAACTTCTGTTTTGCCGTCTGATTATCTGCCATTCAATTTGTTTTTGTTCATTATCTTTTGTTGTTGCTCATTGTCAATCTCTCTCTTCATCTTCAAGTATGACAAGTCATTCAAGAACTGATACACTGGTAAATCCCAGACTGCATCTATGCAGATTCCTTCAAAGTCAGAAACCAGTTTGGCATTGAACAACCATCCATATGACTTTCCAAATTCTTCAAGACTTCCTCCATCACCACTTGTCCATCCGTTATTGACTTGAAATAGGTATTGAAATTCTGAATTGATTTGCTGAAAACTGCCCAAAAAAAAACTGCTGAATGATATGCATCATAGAAATCCATGTTCAACATCTCTTGTGATAACTTCTCATGTGCAGAAGATTCCAACTTCACTTGCTTGAATCCCTTCCATGTCAACTTCAATGGTGTACACATGGTCGCCATGATTCTGTGTAAGTTTCCAATGATGTCTTCTGAATAGGTAGCAATCTCCACATATCTCCCAGAATTCATTGGTGGCTTTGCCAAGTCATATTTCAACATGAATGGTCTTCTGTTTATCCAGATGAATTGTCTTGGTTTCCTCTTGTTGTTTTGTGCATGTAAAGATTCAAAGGAGTTGTTTATCTTGGTACACAACTTATTGTACTTTGACAGACTCATGGCATTGACTTCTTCTTCTGACTTTCCAGTCAGACATTGCACAAGAAGACATGA